AGAGAACAAAAAATTAAAAGATGAGGTTGAAGATTTACAGCGTCAGTTGACATACGCAAAGACACTAATAGATATAAAGGATATTTGCTTAATGCTTAATAAGGAAAGAGAGGTATATCATGACTAAGGAAAAGACAATTATGCAAGCATTAACAGAGGTTGTTCCTAATTATCTTGCGTCATATCTTTGTTGGTATTACTCTGATCCGAATAAAAGAATTAGTTGGGATGAACTCTGTAAATCTGATGCTAACTTTAGAAGTAAAAGCGGTGAGAATAAAACAGAAGATTTTGCCGAACAGAACTGGCTCATTAGAGATGATGTTCAGAAAGCAATGATTATCTATTTACAGTATATGAAGAGATACAACTTTATGAAAAGGTATCAGGAGATGAATAAGAAAGCATTATCTGGTGACGTGAACAGTGCCAAGTATGTTGATGAGATGGATAAGATTCTGGACAAGATGAGTGTAGACAAGAATACAGAGAGTGAGATTGACAGATTGCTAGAGGGGGTGACAATCAATGGAAATTAGTTTAGCCAATGCCAAGAAGTTAAACTGGCTGTGGCAGGATGAACATGAGATTGAATGGATTGAAACCTTTGTCAAGATTATTGATAAATCTGGTAAAACAGTTCCGTTCAAATTAACACCTGAGCAGAAAGCATTTATTAACGGACTGGCTCATAAGAATGTGATTTCAAAAAGCAGACAATTGGGTTTGAGTGTGTGTTGTGCTGGCATTTCCATCAGAAGATGTGTGTGTCATCCTAACACGACCTGTGTACTTATATCGCACTCTCAGGAGAGTACCAATAAAGTATTCGGTAAGTTGAAGCAAATGTTCTATTCTCTTCCTGATTGTATCAGACCAGAACTGTTGACCAATAACAGACAGGAATTATCTTTTGTGAATGGTAGCAGAATATCATGTCAGACAGCAGGGAACAAAGATTTGTGCCGTGGCGACACGATTAACGGAGTTTTGCATATGTCTGAGTATGCACTGTGGAAGAATCAGGAAGGACAGATGCAGTCACTTATGCAAGCAGTAACCGAATCTGCGACCTGCATAATTGAAAGTACGACAAAGGGCTTCAACTCCTTCACAAGTACATATATGCAAGCAAGGAATGGTGAGAATGATTTCAAGCCATTCTTTTTTAATTGGATAAATGGACGCACATTATTTGAACCTCAGTACAAGTTGGCGGTCAAGTCGTGGAAAGCGAGACACAACGGTAAGATGCTCACAGAAGATGAGTATGATGAGGAAGAAAAATCTCTTGCCAAGTTGGGTATGACACCTGAACAGGCGGTATGGAGAAGAGGAAAAATATCTGAGTCCTCATTAGATGCTTTCCATGAAGAATTTCCAAGCACATTTGAAGAGAGTTGCATTGTGAGCGGTTCTTCGGTATTTGATAACAATAAGGTTATCAGATTACAACAAGCAATAGTGCAGCAGAACATCAAGCCATTATCACTTGATAAGATAGTCGGGATTCCCCAAGTGTTACGACCTCATGTATCTAATCGCAATCTGAAGGTATGGCAGATTCCCAAAAAGGGAATACGCTATGTTCTCGGCTGTGATGTTGCTGAAGGTCTTGGCGGTAAGAGAGATAGTTCTACCATTTATGTATCGGATAAGGATGGTGTACAGGTTGCTCAGTTCAAGTCCAATAAGGTAAAGCCATACGAATTTGCAGATATAATTGATGCAATGGGTAGATGGTACAATAAAGGATTGCTCGTGGTGGAGAAAGCATCAGGCGGTCACAGTTGTATTGAGAGATTAAGATACGACAAGAAATATATGAATATGTACAAATATAAGTGCTATGACGAGTTCAAGAGAACCATTTGGAAGGTTGGATTTGATACCAACAACAAGACCAAGAGTATTGCGGTCAATGATATGCGTGAGTGGTTCGATAAGGGGCTAATTGACATACAGAGCAATGATTTACTGGAAGAGATGAAAACATTCGTTGCAGAGGATAACGGAGCATTTAATGCCGTTGTGGGTTCACATGACGACCTTGTGAGTGCTTGTTGGTTATGTATTGCAGGAATGAAATCTGCTTTCTGGTATCCGTTTTAGAAAGGAGAGACAATGGACAGATTAGATTATTATATTGAGAAACAATATGGCAATGATCCTAAGTGGTTTGAAGAGGAAATCATTCAGGGCAGCCATGCACAGAGGATAAGTAATGTTATTGCCAATAGAGATTATTTAAGTGGCAGACATAAGGTTTTACTGCGTCAAGACAGCCAGTATAAGGGCAAGACATTAGTTGTTAATAAAACAGTGATTAACTATGCTAAGACCGTTATTAAGTTCCATAATACGTTTTTATTAGGACATCCGACTGCTTTATCCTGCAATGACGAACATACGCTGAATACATTTAATGACATCTATAAGTTAGGACAGTATGCTACTGTTGACTATGAGATTATAGACCGTGTAAATAAGTTTGGTGACGCATATGAAGCAATCTATGTGGACAATGGAACGATTAAGAGTAAGGTGCTTGATAATGCTTGTAGTTATCCTGTATATGACGATATGGGTGAGTATATTGCCTTTATAGAGCATTGGACAGACGCATATACGGCTATTTCATTCTGGAATGTATATTATCCGACCTATGTTGAACATTGGGACAATGAGGGTGGAGAAATGCGTTTAACATCAACAGATAACAGTGTTGGTCTGCCTATTCATTATCATAATTTCAATGATGAGGATTATAACTTCGGTGTGGCTTTACTGAATGATATTAAGCCGATTATGGACGCATTAGAAGATGTCATGGCTAAGATGAGTGACAGTATCTATGTGAATGTAATGAATCCTATGCCTGTGGCTATTGGACAGCGTATAGAGAGTTCTATTCCTGCTGATGCAGTTGGTTATGTAATGAACCTTGATGTGGGAGATTTCAAGTATGCTAATTGCTCATTGGATTATAACTCAATCAAGTTGTATCTGGATAATATGAAGCAGTTCCTTAATGATGTGGCTTGTATGCCATCTGTATTAGGTTCTAGCACTAATATTGCGAATATCTCAGAAGTTAGTATGCAAATCTTACTGATGATGGCAAGTGTGTATGCTGATGAGAATAAGAAATGGCTCAATATTGGATTCCAGAAACGATTTGAGATGTTCAAAAAGATACTTGGTATGCAGGGAATTAAGGTGGATAGTGATGTAGAAGTCATTTACAATGTGGCTATGCCTGTTGCATCTACAGAAATGATTGCTAATCTGAAAGCACTTCAAGAGATGGGAGCAATTAGTAAGGAAACCATAATGGAAAAGACCGAATATGTCAGTGATGTAGAGGTTGAAAAGAAGAGGTTGAGTGGTGAAAATGTTTCACAAAATGTTTCACAGAAGGTTGATAATCCTAGTAAAGAAGTAGGGATTAAATAAATGTTTCACGGAATGTTTCACGAGTGAAGTGAAATTAGCGTCTATATGTGGTATTTCAACATAAATATGCACACTATATATAGATGCATTTTTGCTTTACAGACCACTAGGTTTAGTGGCTAAACGCATCAAAACTGGACAAATTGACAAATCCAACAATAAATTCGGTCTGATTTGCGATATGACACTGTACTGTGATAAAGTGATCTGAATTGTAGATACATCAGACACAATTCCATATCCATCAGGCAGAAAACAATGGATAATAGTGTAGTATTGTACACTGTTCCAAACTGGTGCTACGGTATTTCCACATTTTTCCGTGGGATTAGGGCTTATGTGCTAGGTATACATCAAAGTAAATCGGAATTTCTTTGGGAATATTCGTAGGACTTCTAATCTCACGAACGATTTTAGGGGGATTTGAGCCGATTTTGTGGTTAAATGTGACCAGATGCAGGGTGATAGAGCGGAAAAATTCACAGTGAAAATCCATTGTGCAATATGTACAAAGGGGTGAATAGATGTTTGTTGTGCAATACGGAGAAAATATAGTGCTATTTTTGTGCAAAGTGACGGAACGATTCAGAGCAAATTTATTTAAAGATTTGTGAATTTCTGAAAAAACTTCAAAACAATTCGGTTTATTGTCAGACAATTCAAATGTTAAATTTTTGTGAATTTTTTGCGTTACCCCTTGACTTCAAAAATTTTTTTCCTTAATCAGAAAAATCCCCACAGAGCATAATGAGGTGGTTACGAATAAATCGGAAGCACCATAGGAGAGGTACATCCAGAACCTCACCTTTTGCAAGGTTCATCCAGACCTAGCAACCTTGTGTCCAAATGGACGCATCCTTTTGAGCAAAAGGAAAAACTTTTTACTTTTGCAAATGAACCCTTCCAATCGGACTAATCAACCAAATGGTTGTATCATCTTGTCACAACCACCACGAAATCGTATGCGTTACACAGATAATGTGTACCCTTAAACCGATACAGTCGGTTCTGAAACATCTCAAGGGAAAATTCCCTTTAGACCATCATGGACTAATAGCACCACTCCAATTGGAGTGAACCTATCAACAGTCAGATATGCACACAATGCACTTCCACCAAATTTGGTGAGTAAAAATAAGATGTCCAATATTAGGACACCTTATTTTCTCAATTTATCTACCAACTGTGAAACCAGTTCCACGGATTCATCATCAAGACCAGTAACATCCACATTTCTTTTATCAGTAATTCCTAAGAGATAATCTGTAGATACATGGAATATACGAGCCAACTTTATCAATGCTTCATATGAAGGATAACGACTGCCTGATTCATAGGAAGATACAGCACTAATGGCTAATCCTATTCTATCTGCTACTTGCTTTTGAGTTAATTTCTTCTCAATTCTGAGAGAGCGTAATTTTTCTCCCATATTCACCAACTGTATCACCTACTTTCACTGATAGTGTATCAATTAGTGTTTCCATATTGGTGAAATATATTTCTTTAATGTGGAAGTTTTTGTTGAAAATGCCAGTAAATAATGGTAATATTTATATAATGAATAAGAAATTAGTGGTGTGATACAAAAGAAAGGAGAAAATTATATGAGAAAGAAATTTATTAAAGGTATTGTAATTATATTAAGTTGTGTAGGTATTATGGGTTTATTTACAGGATGTTCTTCTAGTAATGATGATTATAAAGATACTTTGAATAGTGGAC